ATATGTGATTTGCTTTTATAGGGTATTCCGTCCTCAATCCATGAGTGACATAAAAGGCGCATATACGCCCCCACTTCCGCCGGAGTCATAAGCATTGTACTCACCAAGAAGTCAGCCGGGAAGAAAGGGAACTGGAATAGGCGGTCTTTATCTTTCATAGTAATGCAATTTGTAAATGTTCCATGGGGAACAGCGGCCCAACCATGCGGGACTCTTCCAGAGGGATGTTTAGATGGCCGCTGAATGGCTTCAGGATGGCTTGTGGGACTTCCAGAAGCTCGGCCCCTGTGGTGAACGTGGTTCCGTCCTTCCGCGTCCTAGTGGCTCCTTTTGGGACAATTTCCCCCTGTCCCAATGCCTCGGACTTGTTTATCCAGCCGCACAACTCAATTGTGGACGTTTTTTTGACCAAACTTTGGAAGATTAGCGTCTCGGCGGCTAAATTGGCCTGTTCCATGACAAAGTTGTGAACGAAATCGGGGCGCACAGGCACGTTACGACCCATTGTTTTGACATCCACGCGCCTATTGTCGAGTGTGAGGTCAAATCCACCGTCATAACCTGACTCAAGCATGGGCCAGAGGCCAGTGGTGAGCCTTTTGAAACAAATCTCACCTAGCAAGCCGGTGTACTGCTGCTCTTTTGTGCCGTCAAACGTCCCACGCTGCCCCATGTTGTTCTGGCGCAGGAAAAGCCAAGCGTATTGCTTGGCGAGCGGCGGGATGTCGAGTGACAGGATCATTTGCTAATCACATACAGCAACCATATCAGCCCCAGCAGCAGCAGGAGGTCAATCGCTAGTTTCCAATCTTTATCTTTCATGCCGTCCACGCCTTCTTTCGTTTCTTTGTTAATTCCGCTTTTAGCCATGTATCCCTACTCCTGGTTATCCCTATCAAGGCACTATCCACCTCACTCCTGCTTGCATGGGGGTCAGCCAGCATCTTGCGGGCGATGTTTTCCCACTGCTCAATCGTCCCGCTCCTCTTCATCATCTTCCCTTTCGCCGTATCCACATTCGTGGCATGGGACAACATTGCTGCTGCCAGCTTCAAAGAAGCGCATTGTTCCGCATTCGGGGCATTCGTTTACCGGCGCATCGTGAAGCTCGTCATCACTAAAATCGTAGTCAGTCATAGCATACAAACTACAACATACAAACTCCATCACACTCATCTAGGAAGGTTAGCTGACCCCGATCAACATCATTGGAGAGGTCAACCTCGCGTAAAGGTACAAGGTCAGGGTGAAGGTAAAGCTCCTCCGCACTCATGCTGGCAGACTTCCGGTTGACTCCTTTGCGAATTAAATCATCAAACTCGCAAGCCTCCTCAAATTCATCAGGCCACTCGGTCTTTAAATAACGCCAGTAGTCATTGTTGTGGTAGGGGCAAAAGATGCACGCGCTTCTCGGCGGCTTGGGGTAGCCATTCTCCTCAATCCAGCGGTAGCAATCGGCACGGGTCATCTCTTTCTCAATAAGCGGCCAACGGTTTGTAACCCACTTGTCCATGGACATCTTCATTCTGGTACGCTCATCAAAACTAATGCCGATCCATTGCTCAACGTGAGCGTCCTTTACCCTCTGGCCTTTCTTCAGCCCCAACAGTTGGCGTATCTTTCGTTGGATGGGCTTGACCTTGTACTCAATTGTGCAGCCGCGTTTAAGTATGGCTTTGCTGCCGTCCTTGTTCTTTGTGTAAAAGGGAGGGTTAGCTACCCTGTCACCTTCCTTGGCTGACTTGACTACATCCTTCCAAATGTCCTTGTGCTTTACGGTGATGACGGGGAAAGGCAGCTGTTCCTCCAGCCACTCAAGATGCTCATAAACGTGCCTTGGCTCTGCCGTATCAGCGAATATGGCATAGTCAGGCATGGGGGTGACTTCGCCCTTTGCCGCCATGAGCGCGAGGCAAGTGCTTTGGACACCAGCACCCAGTGAAAGTACAGTTAGCTTTTTCATTTTACCTCTATGATCGTTTTTTCTTCTTTCCTCGTTTTGACTTTTTCTTGCTTGATGAAGACTTCAATTTCTTTCGTGGTGTCGTCTTTGATGACCGAGCAGTGGCGCAGCGCGTCAACAATATATTTGACGCACAAGTTATCTGGGTCGAGCAACCGACATCTTTTGCTAGTAATGCGGATGCGACTGCGACGAACGTCTCCTCCTTCATCTTCTTCCTCGCCCATGGGTTCAATCCAAAGAGCCGATTTAGGCTCGGCACTCGCTCGGCTATCTCTATCCGAATCATTCACACCCACCTCCCTTGAGCCTTCGGAAGCTTCGGCTCAATCTTCAGCACTTCCGCCACGTCTTCCATCGTTGGGCGCAAGTTCCAATCGCGTGCGTACATGAGCTTGTAAGCGATTTGCTTCAGCCCATGGATAACCGTGGCATGGTTCACGCCTTTGCCCCACCTACGGCCAATTACAGCGCATTGAAGCCCCATGTGGGTATGGATGTAATGCCAAGCAATCCAGCGAGCCTCAACAGCTTCATCTGTGCGCAATCTGCCGAGCATGGTTTGCTCGCTAACGCCTGTGACCTTTGCCACAGCTTTGACAATCTGGTTAATTTGTTCCTGCTTCGTTTTTGTTTTCATATTAGTTTTAGTATTTCATAAGCTACTCCGCTGAAGAGATCAATGTGTGTCCGTCGTTCATTCATTCAAAAAGCACCGACACGCAACGTGGGTTTTTGAATAGCCGGAGTGGATGCACCCCGCCTAGCTAGGAGGCGAACCCAGTAGACCGCTGCGTGCCGGTTAAATTTAAAACGGAACGTCATCCTCTTCGGCAACGGGTGGTTGCTCAACGGTCTTTTTCGGCGGTTCACCTTCATCAAGGCTTTCAATGAGCGTGGAGAACGCTTTCTTGCTTTCATCTGCGCTCATTGGCTCTGGCTCGGATGGCTTGGCAGAGTAGCTTTTGAATGGTTCCACGCTCCCCGATATATTGAAATCACTCTGGCCGAATGTGCCATTGACCCAAAAGCTAATGCTCTTGAGGTTGCCCCCATCGTTCCAAAGTCCTTTGAAATCGGGGAAGGTCGGTTTCTCCAGCTTCTTCTCCACTTGTTGAGTGATGGAGAATCGGCCCGGTTGTAGTTTTCTTTTTTCTTCCATAATTTATTCTTTCACTAATCGGGGTTGGTCGTGGGTTGTTTCAATGAGGTCTTCCAATGAATCGGCTACTGCCTTGTAAGCCTCACTCTTCTTCTTGCCGGTGGTAGCGCATACCCCGCTTTCAATCTGCGGAACAGATACCTTCACAGCTTTCAAGAAGTCTTCTTGGCTGATGAGGTTGTCCTCCCGCAGCCGGTTGAATGCCTCTTGCGAGTCTGTGATCTTTCTCCTCTTCCTTCCCTCGGCAATCTTATAGCCAGGAATGGAGTGGGGGTTCTTGTCCAACTCTTCTTTGGCGCGTTTCTCAATTTCAGGGATGAGCTTCTTGGCTACGCCAATGTAGTCTAGTAGCTCGGCAAACTTTGACGGGTCGGTTAGCTCGGTGATCTGCACCAGCGTGAGCATGGCTCCCATTGCTTCGGGGCAATGAATCTTGTACTTGCACCACTTGCATTGCTTCTCTCCGGCGAACCTTCGCGCCGATGGGGTGAGAGCCAGTTCCAGAATGTTCATTATCAACTCCTTGCCGTCCCTTAATTGCTTGGAGGTAAAGGTTGCCACCTCCACATCCTCGCCAGTCTGAAGGATGGCGGCATGAGCCTTGCGAACCTTGGGAAAGTTCCCTTTGAGTAGCACCGCCAAGGCCAGTAGCTGAAGGTTGCGCTTGCTCGGTGTAACATCACCACGCCCCGTTTTGTAGTCAACAATCAACGCTGTTGTGCCTTGGATCACGATGTGGTCAGCCATGCCGGAGAAGTTGATTTGAGCAGGAAAGGCGGGAGGTGACAGCCACATCCTATGCTCTCGCATCACTGTTACGATCTTCTTGGCGCGGGGGAAAACCTCTGCTTCCAAAAGCTCACGCTTCACTTCCAATTCATCAGCAATATCCTGCTCGGCAACATCCAGTATTATTTCCTGCTTGCCCTCCAAGTAGCTGTGGATGCGGATGCCCTTCACGGCATCAAAGGACATCTGTTCTTCTTTGATATCTTTCTGCGCCGAGAAGGAGCCGGGACAGAGTGACAAGTTCTCCATTGCTGAAGCACTCGGCCACCCCATCCTGACATCGCCGTTGCAGTTCACGGCGAAACCTCCTCGGTTTCCTCCTCGGCAACATCTTCGGTGAACATATCTGAATGCGTAGCCTTCGCCCTCTGGGGCTTGTTGAATTTGAATTGCGTGTCATCCGATTCAAATGCCTCGCGAACTTCTCCATCCATGGGGAGCCACTTGGATAGGCGGCGGAAGGCGGTTTTTTTGGCCATCTCATTCCAATCAGTGACCCAAGGGCCGCTCTTGCCAGCCTTGCTCCGAACGCGGATTGCTTCCACTTCAGCCTTGGACATGACCTCACATTTCTCTGTACCGTCCTTGAAGCGGCACAGGGCATAGCAACCTACCAACTCACCTCTATCTCCTCCCAGATCGTATTTGTGCGCTTTTAATTCGCCCCGATCATAGTCAAATTCGTCATTGGCATGAATAACGTCTGCATGGATGTAACTTATGTTACCCGAACGCATGACCAATTCAACTATGCCTTTGTAGTCAATTATTAACTGGCATTGTTTCCCGTACGGAATGAGGTGGGCGCGGCGACCATCAGGCTCAATGCCATGCTGCGAGCAAGTCATCAAGGCTTGCATGACGCTGGCTGGGTCACACTCTCCCAGCTTGGGAGTTTTCAACAGGGTGGTTAAGGCAACCCTCGCCATTCTGTCTGGCGTGAGATGCTTGGGTAGGGCCAAGGCCATTTCTGATTTGAACTTGTCGCTTCCGATCAAGTCCTTCAGCTTTTTAGTATTAGTTGTTAGTTGTGTCATAGATTTTATAAAAAGTTTTGGCGGGTTACATTTAACATATGCGTTTCGTAGGGACGCGGATGGCGCATCCCCCAAGATGGAAAAGTCACGCACATAAATTTCTCAAGTGCGAGCGCATCGGCAGAGCAATCCGCGCAGATAGTGCGCTCAATGGCTGCATCGCCTGTGACCACTACTGAATCGTAGTCCTCACATATGTAGCAAAATCCGCCCCTCGGCGGGTCTAGCTTAATTAGTTGCAGACTCATCTTTGGATTTTTTCTTGGCATCTTTCTTTAGTTTCTGCAAAAGCAATTTGTCAATGTCCTGCGCTCGGAATCGCAGAGTGGCAGTCTCGCCATCTCCAAACTTGAACGCATCCAGCTTGTCAGCATTAACCCACCTGCGAATCGTGCAGTGGTGGACTCCAATGATCGCAGCCACATCGTGAATGGTGAGCAGGGTGGAAATCTCCAAGTCCTCACCGTCCTGCATGATGACCCCGCTCTTATATTCGTAGTCATCGCTCATCGTCCTTCCTCAAACTTTACGATGTCGGCTAGTCGGAAGCGGAGGGTGCGGTAGCCAAGCTTGCGTGCCTTGATGCGCCCAAGCTTCACCCATTCGTAAATTGTCCTAGTTGTCACTCCTAGCCTCTCGGCAACCTGTTTGGTTGTTAGCATCATGCGATTCAACTCAAGTATGACTTTGATCGCATCCGAACAAAGAAAAAGCTGTGAGCGTTAAACTCACAGCTTATTCACCGCTTGTTGATATGTGTGGCTAGGGGAATATATTCCAAAATTCCTTGGCCTCATCGGGCGTTACGCTCACATCTTTGTAGTGCCGGTACAGGACGGTGGAGCCTTGGGAATGCCCCATCGCATTTTTCAGGTCAGTCTCATGGCGAAAGAACTCCGCATGGTAAGAGGCGAATGTGTGGCGCATAATGTTCTGCGGGGATTCCACATTAGCATCGGCCTCAATCTGCTTCCGGCGATTGCGGAGGTTGGTGGTGGGAACAGGGAGCGTGCCGCCCAGTTGCAACCATGCATGGGCATTGGGGTGAATATCAATCATGCGTGCAACATGGGTTTTGGCAAACCTAACGTGAACCTTGTTAGTCTCCAAACAAACGTAACCGTTCATGTTCCACTCATTGCGCGGCAGATCATTCTTCCAAAGGATTCCATCGCCTTTTCCTCGCCCAGTAATTTCCTTGGGTCGCACGCCGCAGAAAATTCCAATGACGTAGTAAGGCAGCAGCGCGGGGTAAAGCTTGCGACATGAGTGAAGCAACGCCCTTACCTCGTCCGGCGTGAATGTGGTGATCGGGGAAGGCTCGTACCTTCCGATTAGGCGCGAGATTTCCCGCTTGGTCATTGAGGTGGGATTGTCAGCGCAGTACCTTTTCTCCACGGCCCACTCAAAGAAACGATGGAGTTCCACGCGCATCCTTCTCTTGGTGTTTGTTGCCCAGCCATTGTGGTTAAGAAACTCAAGGATGTTATCGCGCTTAATATCGCCCACGTTCAAGTCCTTGAAGTTGGCAAAGGTTGACACCGTTTGATCCAGTGCCTTGATGGACACCTCCTCAAGCTCCTCGGTTTTAAGTGAATCAGAAAAGTCCCACATCAACTCTGACAGGAGACGGTTCCCCTTGATAGCGCATTGATCCACGTTTGCGCTGACTAGCTGGAAAAGGTCAATGCCATGTTCACTGGCAAGATTGTGCGCGAGGATAAGTTTCCTCCGTTCATCAGCCGCCAAGTCGGCCAATGATTCGCCAAACACTTTATGTTCAGCCTCTCTGGTAGACGCGAAATCCTGCGCCTCCTTTTTGGTGTTAAACCATTTCCGGCGGCGTTTGCCATCGGCTTTATATTGAATGCGATAAAGGGTGGTTCCCGGTTTCTTTTTCTTATCCTTAACAATGTTCATTTGATATCCTAGACTTACGTTTCTGTCGGGTGCAGTGTTTTAAGTGACCCCGCACGGGGGGAGTTAGTAACCCCCCAGTGGCTCCATTACAAGACATTTCTTTCATAATTAAGCACATTCTTTTTGGAGAGAATAGCCACCCCACCCCTGTTTAATAGGGTTTTTGTGGTGTCAGAGCAAAACGTGGGCAGCAGTTTAGCAAACTGATTAAACCTTTATTCTTTTAACCGGAAAAGCGCACTCTTAACAGAAGGTGTCCCTCTGGTGACGCACTGTAACCCCCGTGCAGAGTTTCCAGTGACCCCTTACCTCGCCCACAACTTGTTCCCAATGTGATGTTTTAGCTTGCTTTGTGTCACGCTGTGGATACCTTGTGCAGATGTCTAGGATAACCAGAAAGAAATCATCACTCAAATCCACGTTCGTCGCCTTTCGCATGACTGACGCAGAACTTAAACGCGTAAACGAAATGGCAAAGCGCGTGGGCATGAGCCGCTCTCAATTCATATCCCGCTCGGTGGTTGATACCATGGATCGTGTTGAAGCCAAGCGGAGGCCCAAGCGCACCTTCATTGAGCTTTGCCGATACATTTTGGGGAAGTAACTTTGCGGCACTTCAGGATAAGCTGAAGAGGCAGCGCACACCCGTCAATGGTGGGGTCTTCTCCTTCGCCCTCGTAGATGCTTGATGCGATCACGATATAATCCTTCTCAATCTTGATTAGCCGCCCAACCGTTACGCACTTTGCCGGTACGCACTTGGAGAGTTCCGAGTTTATAACCCCAACCACATCCACCCAGTGGCATTCCACTAAACTATGTTGCGGGGGGAATCTCATTCCAAAATCTTAAAATGGTTAGCGGGGTAAATCTTTACCGGCCCCTGTCTCCTAAATTTACGCATCTCCACCGTGCCGTCCTCCTTCATTTGGTAAACTTTACGTCGCACGGTGGACAAGGACATATTTAATTTAGCCGCCAACTCGCTGATGGTATAAAATCCTTCAGGAACAACATCTGTCGGCTCAACCACTGACTGAAGGGCTTCCGCCCAATCGGTTAAATCTCCTTCAGATTGGTGGGAAGAATCCATTTTCCGTTGGTTTTTTCGGCTTGCCATATTTTAAAGTTTTTCTTGCCCTTACCCACTATACCAAAGACCCAGCCATTGCTCCAACGCATTGTGGCGGGGCGAAGTGAGGCGTATGTCAATTTAGGAATATCCGCGAGGCAACCATAGCTGTAACCCTTCGCTCCGCCGTGCCGCACGGCTTGAACTGCCTCAATTCTGTGCAAATGCCCCATGACAACTGCACCACCAGGATCAGCGTAAATCTCTGCGTGCTGTTTAACCGCCGCCATATTGGCCGTGTAGCCATGGACAAAGGCGACCGAGCCAATCCTATGCACTCCTTGGTCGTAGTGGTACGGGTAGACCTTACATCCCATCTTCCTCAAATACTTCTCCAGCTTTTCAACCCCCTCTTGGCAATACTGGCGCACAATCCCGCTGGCTGCATTCTCGGCAGTGTTGTAGAGCCTAAATTCGTGGTTGCCGTTAAGAAAAACCGTGGGGCGTAACCGCTCCAACATATTGTAGCCCTGCGTGAGATCGCTCACTAAAGAATCGTAATGCTCTGAATCCTGATTGCTTACTCCTTTGCGTAGGCTCCGCAAATCAAACATATCGCCAAGGCAAATGCGATGCTTCGGTTTTAATTCAGCGATGTGCTTCTCAAGGGCATCAATCGTGGAGCGACTGCACATATCCCCGTGTGCGTCTCCAAAACAAACAAAACTTTCTGCTGTACTTCCTTTCATGTGCCGCCCCCCAGCACGCCTCGTCGTTTTACTCTTCTTCGTCTATTGGCCCATCTTTCTCTGGGTCGTACATATCCGAAAGGGTGTTGATGGTTGCCCAAATCTTTTCCCCGTCATCCTTGCCATAGTCTGCGTAAAGTTGTCGTTTGTATTCCGCTATGGCTGGTTGCCCTTGTGTCACCACAATCCTTGCCGCCCTTTGCATACTGGGATTTACGGCGAGTTCCGCTGCTTTTTGCGCCGTCCACACAAGCGGCTTCGCCGCACCGCGAACACCGTAATTTGCAAGAGCAGTAGATAACAGCCAAGTTCTCAACAAGACATCTAGCTTCTCCGCTGGTTGACTGCCTTGAGCAACGCTTGCATAAGAGGTTTTACTAACCATTGATCCTGTTCCCTTGGCGGCTGCTTCCTTTCGTGCAGTCGCCAACATGGCATCAGCTAATAGCTCGTCTGCTGCAAATTCTTCCTTGCCCAAGATTGTCTTTAGATATTCCCGATAAGGTTTATCATACTTGATGACCTGTAAAG